CGACTCCTACGCTGAATCAATTGGAATCGGAATTAGAATCTTTCGGGAAATCAACGAACAAGTCGAAGCCTTCGTCAAAAACGGAAACTCATTTGTGGAATGCGCCGAATGCGGTTGCCTACGCAGAACAAAAACTGGAGATTAAACTCGATGACTGGCAAAAAGAATATATCGCCCATGAGGGAAACACAGTCGTTCGAGCCGGCAGACAAAGCGGCAAAAGCTTTGCAGAGTCTCTCCGAGTCGCCTTATTCGCACTCCTTAATCCCAATACATCCACTCTTATCATTGCATCTGTTGATAGACAGAGTGTTGAATTACTGGAAAAGGTTAAGGCGCAGATTATGGGACTTGCAGGCAATCAAATTAAAGGAAGACCGACATTCCACAAAATAGAACTGAAAAATGGAAGTAAAATCATGGCTGAACCGGCTGGCCAGACTGGATATGGACTACGTGGTTTCACGGTCGATAAGTTGGTGGCTGATGAGGCTCACTATATTCCCGACGCCGTATTCGTGGCCATTCGTCCGATGTTGGCGACTACGGGGGGAACATTGGACTTACTTTCCACACCTAGAGGAAACGAAGGATTTTTCTACGACTGCTTTCAATCAGACGATTTCCACAAAATCCATATCAAGAGTGAGGACTGCCCACGTATCACAGATGAATTTCTAGAACAAGAACGGAAACGTATGACGAAATTAGAATACTGCCAAGAATACGAAGCAGAGTTCCTAGACTCCCTTATGCAATTCTTCAGTAGAGAACTGATAGAGGAATGTTTTAGTGAGGAAAGATTAACAAACGCACGAAACTTCTTAGGTGTGGATTTCGCGGGACATGGAGGAGACCCCAACGCCTTCGCGAGTGTAGAGAACGCGGGAAAAGTGAGTTTTATTTATGAAACGGAAACAACGGAAGACCAGAAGGCATGGGAGACGGTCAATAAAATCCTAACCCTAAACACAAAACACAACTACAAAAAGATAGGGGTTGATGATGGGGGTCTTGGTTCTCCAATCCTAGACTACATGCTCACACACAACTCCTTAAGAAGAAAGGCAATCGGACTTAACAACGCCAAAAGGGAGATAGACGCGGAAGGGAAGACTAAACAATTACAAGGGATTGAGATGTGGGCAAATATGAAAATAATGATGGAGCAAGGACTTGTGAAATTCTCCGAGAAAGATGACGAACTAATAAGAAGTCTCACCTCTATCCAATACGTCGTCGATAAAGACACCAAAAACATTAAAATTCATGGGAAATACGACCATATAGGGGAAGCAGTGAAGAGGGCGCTTTGGTTAGTAAAATGCAAAGGATTAAATATTATGGCTTTCTGTTAATTTCATGGCACACACAGGAATTTATGCAACCTCGGCAGAATGCATTTTCAAGATGGGCAATGGTTACAACACAACCTTAGTAAATGAAGATAGAATTAATGAGTTATGTTTGCAGGTTGAGAGCTTTTGCAATAATCTAGCGAGGGAAGTTATGGCTAAGGACGCTGCGGCGTTTACAGCATTGGACGCAGGAAAGAAATACTTACTAACAGAAATCACCTCAAATTTTGTCGGATATTATGGGGCTATGGTAGACGCTACGAGTTATGGTTCACAAAGGGAGCAAGAGAACATTATGAATACTTGTTGGGCGAGATTCGTTCAATGTATTGGATTACTAAAAGACCAAAAGACAGTGGGGTTCATTAAATAATGGCAGACCAATTAATTACAGGCACGACGTTGGTCGAGAAAGAGAGCAGAAGTGCAGGGGATATCCCAGTTGGGGGGATTGTTGAGTGGGATGATACATTTTCAGCAGTGCCAGAAAATTATAGAGAATGTAATGGTGGAACTGTAAACGACCCAAGCAGCCCTTATGTGGGAACGGATGTGCCAGATTTGAACACAAACTATATGTCAATCACAGGGACGAATTTCACTTCAAGAAATCCATCAAGTGATGATATAGCACACGATGCAGGAACAGGAAATATAGCGTCTCAAACAGAAAACATAGAAGTCAGCGCAGTAGTAAATCTTCCACATGGTTCAACAATAACAGAAGTTATAGTATATGGAAATGGGGGTGCAGTTGCAGGAACAACATGGGTTATGAAACACTCAGACCAAGCGGGAGCATCTGTGGAGATGGCGGGGGCAGCGGTAGGGACGGAAGATGAAATAATAACCAATCCAATAATAGATAATGAAAACAGGGCATATTGGATTGAAACAGGAGTAGACACCCTCGATACTTCAGACGACATTTACGGAGCAAGAATAACTTACGAACCAAGATTTAAATTTATAATTAGGATAAAATAAAATAGTACACGACTTTAAGAGATTCCCAGAACTGACGAACAACCAGATGAATCTCTACTACTTCGATTCTCCACACCAACAAATCGCGGAAGACTTTGATGCGAGGGTAGTGAAGGTTACTGATGGCGACACAATAAGGGTAACGTGCGACTTCCGAGACTTCGACTTCCCTATAAGGTTCTCAAACATCATGGCGGCAGAATTAAGTGAAGGGGGTCATGCGAGTAGAGACCATCTCAAATCTATGATTGAGGGCGCACTCGTGGAAGTAATCATCGACAAGGCAAACAGGGTCGGGAAATATGGCAGACTTCTAGCGATGATTAAGCATAAGGGTTTTGATGTTGGGGAGCAGATGTTAACAGACGGTCACGCCGTTGGGGTATGGCAAGAGCAAATGGGAATTAAAGATTTAATGTTGGTGACTGACTTCTGATGGGAGATTCAAAAGTAGACTCAATGGTTGCAGGAAGCAGCACAAACGTAATTGATGCTTATGAGGTAGATACAGCGACGACAGACGGGGCAACAGGCAACGGAGAAACAAACTATACAAATACTAACTGGTCGAAGTGGTATGGCTACTTTGTAGCAATCCCAGAAATCAACGCGGCAATCAACGCCAAGGCGACGTGGACTATTGGGAAAGGATTTAAGTCGGATGAAGTTACAGAAATGTTACTCGACACTTTGAAGGGCTGGGGCAAGGACACCTTCAACACAATCTTAGAGAACATGATAAGAACCTATTACATCGGAGGAGATTCTTTCTGTGAAATAATCCGAGACAATGAAGGAAACATAATTAATCTCAAATCACTAGACCCAGCAACAATAACAATCGTAACCGGGGAGAATGGAATGATTAAGAGATACGAACAAATCTCAAAAGTAGAGAAAGACAAACACCAACCTAAACCATTCAAACCAGAGGAAATCTTCCACTTAGCGCGTAATCGTGTAGCAGACCAAATCCACGGGGAATCAGTAATCAAACCTATTGAGAACATTATCTTAGCGCGGAATGAAGCGATTGACGATTATAAAACCGTAATGCACAATAATGTAACACCACGTTGGAAATTCAAATTAAAGACAGACGACCCAACAGAAATCGCAGCGTATAAGGCGAAGATGGACGCGGTGACTGCAACAACAAGTCAGAACATCTACGAACCTTTCGACGTTTCAGAATCCGAATTAATATCAGTAGCGCCAAATGCAACACTAGACCCTAAGACATGGATTGACGCACAAGGAGACTATTTCTACGAGGCGGTGGGAACTCCTCAAATCATCATAGGGGGCTCGGGAGAGTTCACAGAAGCCTCAGCAAAGATAGCGTATTTAGCATGGCAACAGAACATCGAGGAAGAACAATTATTTATCGAGGAACAATGCTTATCACAACTAAACCTAGTTATTGAATTAGAGTTCCCTGCATCTCTTGAGAATGAATTGTTATCAGACAATGCAAAGGATGGAGCGCAGAATATCGACCCTTCGGAAACTACTGCGGGAGAAGGACAATGATGGAACAATATGTAGCCTTACTATCAAACTTCGGTTTTCCGATTGTTATGGTTTTATGGTTTATGATAAGAACTGAGAAAGTAATTAAGAATAATACTGAAATAATGAAGGAGGTTATTAAAAAATTATAATGGCAGGAACAATTTATTTAAATCCAACAAAGAAGCAGAAGAAGAAAAAAGACTATGTAGCACCGGGAGAAACAACAAAATTCACTAAGACAACTAAAAAGAAAAAGAAAGGGAAAGGAAGAAGAAAAACACCGAAGGAAGAAATCAAGAAATCAACGACTACACAACCTAAAGAAACAATCCAACTCAATGAACCTACAAAACCTAAAGAAGAAATAGTAGCACCAAACGAAGAAGGGGTTATTGATTTAACACAGCAAGGACAACCGGAAGAAACCTTAGCACGAAAACTGGGAACAGCTGGAATCGTTGGAGCAGGTGTTGCACTAGGGACAGGGGCATTTCTCGCAGGGGGAGCATTATTAGGATTATCTGCTGCGGGAAAGACAGCAATCGGAGCGAAGAGCGTAATAGGACTTTCAAAACTATCAGGGAAAGCATCAAACATAATCCCCGGGAAGTTTGTCACAATCCCAAAGGTGGCATCATTCGCAGCAAACGCAAAGACGGCGGGGTTATCAACATCTATGTGGGTTAAGGCAGGGTTGGCAGTAGGGGCAGCATCATTAACAATAGGGATTATAGGGTCATACCCATTCGCGGGATTCATCAAAGAAGAATCACTACAAACATTATCTTTCGGAACAAAGGTCGCAATGGACTCGGGAGACTTGGAAGGGGCGCAAGAAGCAATCGACCAAGTGAATGAAATTTTAAATCCTAGTGCATGGGATAAAATATTCGCATCAATACCATTCGCAAACGTTCTCTCAAATTTACAAGAATTTTATGAAGCAGCAGCGTTGAAGAATGCAAACGACCAAGAGGCACTAGACAAGGCAAAGAAAATTTCCTCAGGGGAACAAGAAAGTGACTTCGCAAAGAATAGGAGAGTCTCGGATGAAGCAGCGAGGGAAAGGGAATTAGGATATAGGGCAGAAGACGAGGAGTTCTTTCAAGGAGTGAGGGAAGAAAACGAACAAAGGGAAAGGGAGAGAGAGGAAGAAGAAGAAGATAAATTCGCGAGGATTGATGAAGAACGGAAAGCAAGAGATGAGGAAGAAAGGGTTGCTGACGAAACGGAGAGTGCAAGATTTGAGGAAATCAGGGAGAGAAACAAACAAGAAGACCTAGACGATTTAAAATTCAAATCAAAATACTTCGACTTAATAAGAGAAAAGAAATTTGCAGAAGCAGCAGAACTCTTGGCATCGCAGTGAGGGGCAAAATTACAACGCCTCTTATCTAGTAGGAGGCGCCGATAATTTCCAGAAGGTTTATAAGTGGGTGTGTCATGTAATTATATGGAAGATGGGGAAACAAATGAGGGTGACACGGAGAGAAAGGAACCTAATAATGATTCTACGGAAGCTGAAAAGGTTAGGAAAGATACTGAGGAACTTAAGGCGGAGAATGATGCGTATGATAAAGAGAAACTTAGGGCTGAAACAGCAAGGGCAGAGAAGGCACGGGGCGGGAGAAGTGAGGCGGGTTCTGAATCTATGACTCCAAAAGATGAATTGAACAAAAAGGCGGAAGAACAAGCCAAGGAGATCGTAGATGCCTTCAACTAAGGAAGCGAAAGAGGCTGTTGAAAGCGCAAACGCATTAATAGAAATGTATAAGGCGGGGTTCATGGATGGCTACACACCAAAGCCAAAAACGAAAAAAGATTTTGAAATTCTAAATAAGAAGTATAAAAAGAAATTCATGAAAAGATTTATGAAGAAGTTGGATAAGGAATTAAAAGGGAAGAAGAAATAATGCACCTATATTTATACGTCCGGGGGAAATTTGAACAAGTTGAATTATGGAAGGTCCACGCTCAAACTTCATACTGGAAATTCAGGAGAGCAAATAATAAGACAGGGAAGGAACAAGAAGGGATAGTTCAAGGGGCATTAAGACCATCAATCCTAGGGGCTTATGAATTTGTCTTCCCTAAAGAAGCACTAGCGGAAGTATGCTCATTTTTTGGGATTACAAAAAATACAAGTTATGGATTCGGAAGGTTAGGTTTAAGTATGAGACACGCCGTTATGAGGAAAGCATTTGGATGTAAGAAAATCCCTAAGAAGATATTAAAAGAAGCAGAGAAAATCCCATCAACATTCTCGACAAAACAATTTGAGAGGGGATGTTCGGACTGCTTGATTCCCGGAATAGGAATCCATGTAATAGGAATCAAGGACGATGTAATGGGAGAGATGGGCGACTACACCCAAGAGATGTTATGAGGATTCCTTTTTTATCGAGGCTATTGGAGATTAAGGAGTGGCAGATTGACGCAGAAAAGCAAAAACTCAAACTCCTTCTCAAAATTCTAAAAGAACTAAGAAACCTAAAGATTTAAATAGTATTCGGTACACCGATTACTATGGCAAGAGAGGCAGTAAAACGAGATACAAAGATTTTAGTTTCTAAGAGATATACTTGCGCAACTTCTACGGGGATTCCAAAAGGGACTTATTTATATTTATCGGGAGACCAAACCGCAGCGGCATCAATATTAAGCGAAGCCTTATTTGTAGGATTCGCACACGCAGATGTGAACATGGCAACAGATACAGAATTTAATACTGAGACTTCTGTCACAGCGGACAAGGGCGGGGTTTATGAATTGGTCGCTAGTAATGCGATTCTAAAAGGAATGAAGGTTGTGACTGCTGCTCCGGGTAATTATGTTATGGCTGCAACGGCGGCTGACGTTGCTTCTACTGCGAGAGTAATCATAGGAGTAGCACTAGAAGAAGCCTCTGATGGTGAGACGATTAATGTAGAGGTGAACGCATGAACCCAACAGAAGGAGACATAGATAAAGCAGAGGCACAAGCACGAGAAGAAGAAACAAAACCTGCTAAGAAAAAAAAGGAGATTGTAGAAGATGACATTTGATGAAGTAGGAGAAGACTCATTAAGGAAGACAACTTATGATAACGCAATTAAGCAATTAGCAATTTATGCTTATAAGATGAAGCAATTGGTTTCAGTTACGAGTTCGGACTCTTGGAAGAATTACTTTTTTAGAGAGAGTACAGATGTACCCGAAGGTCAGAGTGGAAACGCAATCAAAGGAATCCCAAGAGGTGCAGACTTTCCTGATGCTGTTCTAAGTTGGGAGCAAGTAAGTTCTAGGATTGAGAAATATGGTTTAAGTGGAAAGATTGACCATGAAGATATTATTGCTAAGAACATTGACACAAGGAATCGAACTATTAAGAGGATTGCGGAAGGTGTGGCGAAGGCAGTCGATAACGAAATTTATTCTGTTCTTTCTACTGATGGAGATATACAGGCCGGTTCTTTATATGGTGGTTACTGGGATGAATCAAGCGCGGCAATCATTAAGGACTTAGCATTTATGAAAGCACAGGTTAAGACTTACTACGATAATGCAAGTAAGTTTGCTATTGTAATTAATCCAGATGCAGAGCCATACGTTCTACATTACATTTATGAGAAAGGTGCACAGGCAACTACTAGCGGACAGAAGGCATTTAACGGAGAGATTGGAAGTCCGGCAGGAGTGAGTATTATTACTGCAGCAGTAGTCCCGGTAAGTTACGCTTTATTTGTAGTTCCTAAGACATGCGCAACATGGAAATCTCTAATGCCTCTGGCAACAGACACTACCACAGATAAGTTTATGGGAGACACTATTAAGGCGTGTGAATATGGAGTTACAGAAGTCCACGAGCCAAAGCAGATAGTTTTAACACAAATCCTAGAATAGAAAGGTTTATTTATTCTTTATAATTAATTAACTTATGGCACATAGAGCAGATGGACTGAATGATATTTTTGAACATGATGTTACAGTGCGTGATAGACTAATAACTAAAGAAGGAACTATCGCAACCACTCCAGTGAATGATTCTGATATTGTGAATAAAGAATATGTTGATACTGCCGATGCTTTGCTAGTTCCCTATACGGGTGCGACTGGTGACGTTGATATTGGGTTTTATCAGTATCTCGGAAGTAATATAATTCTATCGAAGACGATTGGGGGATATGGAATAGGAGTGAATGAGATTAAACAAATAAGCGTCACACACACACCAAATTGGTTAAACGGGACTTTTGACACAACAGGATTATATTTAAACATAAGACCAACAGATAGCGGAAGTGGGAATGTAAGAAATGTTATTGGGATTGATATTGAGGACGTTGGATTTGATGCCTCTG